ATTCTTGCGGGTACCACTCAATAACTATGGCGGCAACGTTGGCCACCCTCACAGTGTCGCGGCTATTGAGAGAAACATTGCGGAGCAAATGTGTTACCTCGAATTGCGCAAGTTTGCCACAGACGGAGTGTTCATCGATATCGGCGGAAATTCTAACCGACATAACGCATATGGCCGCCATGACGTCTGGTCTTGCAAACCACTATTATACTCTCAAGATGTCCAACGCGTGCGATATAGCCGATCAGGTTGCTTTTGCAGTCATAGGGTCGAAGAATGTCGATGTGTGCGGCCTAGCGGGTACATGTCTGTCCATTCCTTGTATTGCTTCTCACCCGATGACGTGCTCCAGCTCATATTGCGCAGTACTGAACGAATGTTGGTCGCAGCTGTGCACAGATTTCAGCACGGTGCAGGACTCCTTTGTGGCGGCCAACTGGTTTACAGACGAACAGCTGACATAGTGACCTGTTCTGCGATAGGCAATTCTTTCGGGTATAAACATGGCGACTGTGCCTGGCTGGACCAAGGATACCACACCAATGGCAAGGATGCCATGGTTTGGAGCCTGCGACACGAGTTTGGTGACACGTTAGTGTACGTTTTTCATGAGGCCCCTGTGCGCGTCTACGTTGAAGAAACACCAGTGATCACGTTGGATGCTGCCATTCACCAGGAACAGTACTTTGGGCAGGCTATCGACAGCGACAAAGAGGCAAATATATCTAGCCGGCACCTTGCACTATACAACGTCAAGATTCGCAACGTGCGTCGTTTGCGTGGTGTGTTCTACATCGACGGAGAAAAGGAAAAGAACATATCGGTGCCACTGTCTTTGGTACGTGCCTCATCTCGGTACATGGTGAATAAACCTCGCAATGCGCTCACTTGGGCAAATCTCAATTCTCATCTGCGCAACGTGGCTTCAATTGAACATCTTGACAATCCCCTCGTCGAAGTAGACAAAGCCATTATGTATGGCGCTGCAATTGGGTTCATGGCCAACCTTAAAGAAGAAACTTCACTGTTGATGTACATCAATCGACGGCTGCCGCGACTCACCCTACATGACACGTTGTTGTCTTTCAAGCCGGTCACACTGCATCGGTTTCGCTGGTGGTATTGGTTCATGCTGATTTTCATCCTATGCGCTGTGGCACTAACCACCACTTCCCTCGTCACTGGGTTCCCCTACTACCCGTTGATACTCTTGCTTTCCGTGTTGTGGTTGTATGAGAATCCCAAAACACCTGATTATATTGCTCAGGCGCAAACATTGTATACTCGTTACAAATTGAGCGCAAGGTTTGGCAAGGATGTTGTGCTCAATAAAAAATTCCAGGTAGACCATCATCGCGATGAACGCGTCGTTACAGTGCCAGGCACTATCAAGATCACAGATCTCGAGGTTGAAGAAAAGGACACCCATCCTTTGCACCATGTTGGGCTGGCTTTTACTAATTGCTTGCCCTTGTATTTTGACCGTAGTAAGAACAACTTGCTTTTGTCGCTTGCACAACGCGTTGCCCCCGACCCACGTTGCACTCCTAACCCTGATTCTTGGGCCGAGTTGCATGCTTTTGCCACGTTTGTTTGCCACTTTCAGGCATGAAGTCAACTGGTTTGCACCTGCTGTGTGGATTAGCCGGTACCCGTTGTCGTTGCAACTTGTTTACAGGCGTGTGTTGACTGAGCTCAACGGCAGACGCCTTGAAAAGCGGGACGTTAAACGGTCTGGGTTCATCAAAGTTGAGGCGCGCGCCAATATGTTGGACCACATGCTCGAAGACAAAATTCCCCGCCTTATTCAGGCTGCCACGCCACAATTCAATGTCACCGTCGGGCCACCGCTCTATTCTGTTGGACACAATCTTAAGACGAACTGGAACGGTCGCACCATGAGCCGCATATTGTACCCGTCCGGGCTCGACGCTGTGGCCATAGGCCAATGGTTCCAAGACAATTATGTGCCTGGCGATGTCCTGATGGATAACGACGCCACCAAGTTTGACCGTTGCATTGGGCCCCAGGCATTGGCGGTCGAGTATCAATGGCTCGTGAACCGAGGGTTACCCCAACGGGCACTGGACGCTGTTAAATTGTCTTGGGACACCGTCGGGTTCACCAAGCACTGGAAGTATTCCTTGGCTGGGGGGAGAAAATCCGGTGACCAGCATACTAGCTCCGGCAACACGTTTCTTAACGTCGCAATGCACCTGTTCGTGTTGGCTAAAACCGTGG